GTGAGTTACATAGTCGTGACGGTGGAACGACTCAAGTATTGTACCATCAGGTGTTTTCAGTTGACTGCTTAGTATCTTTGGCTTCTCAATTTTTTTACTAAAGATAGCATCGTAGTTATCTTCGTACTTCTTCTTGTCTGTAGGGCGGGGCGCTGAGCCTTTGCCCCCGTGTGTTTGCCCTGTAGCCATTAGTCAATCCTCCTCTTCAAATATCAGTTCTTTTATCAGTTCAGCTAAGTACCACTGAGCTTTCTGTAAATCCTCAACAGGCTTACCCTTGTAGTTATAGCGCCAGAGGTACTTCATGCAGTTGCCCTTGAGATAGCCATTGAATGCTTCAGCAGACATAGATGCTTGGATACCTTCGATACATTCTATTGACCCAGTGTTGTAGTGGCTAGGTTTGTTGACTACATCTTCTTCATCGTCGTCAAAAGGATTTAGCTCTGCGTCTGCCATGTCAAGATAAACCTGCATCAAAGGCTCTTCTATTGCTGGTATTTGTTTACGTAGTCTATCCCAGTCTGATGCTGTTGCGTTATTAATGCTCATCTTCTAATTCCTCTTCTCTGTATCTGATAAGCCTGTCTTCAAAGGCGTTTAGCAAATCTTCGCTTGTTATGTTTAGTGTTTCTAAGATAAGCATTTCGTCACTATCATTAAGAAAAGCTTCTCTGTACTCTTCAAATGTATAAGCCATTAGACTTTCTTCCCTTTAATATATTTGGTCATTTCCTTGGCCGTGTCTATAGTATAGTGCTTGAACCCCTCCTTGTCACACCACTGTCCCATTGTCATCTTAGCACCTTTACGTACTTTCTTGAGAGGGCTTGACAGCACAAAGATTACTTCCCACTCAGGCATTGAGTCTCTAATTGCTTTGTACTTCTGCGTGTCGCCTACTCTAAAGAAACCCTTACACTCTATCAGCACTGCCTTGTCTTCGTGTACGAAGTCCGGTAGGTACTTCCTGTGTGTAGTATAGGGCAGCCCGTAGGGTTCAAACAAATACTGGCCATCTAGTTTCTCTGATAAATTCTTCTCTAGTCCTGATCTAAAAGCCTGTTTCATCTAATACAAACTCCCGTACTCGTGGCTCGTTGACTACCTTGCAAAGATACTTAGGCCCGTATGAGTATAGGAAAGTACGCAACTCAGGGTAACAATGATCTTTAAACTGACAATAAGAACAACCAATTGCTAACTTCATGTTGCCTGACTTACCATCTGGTACTGGCTCATAGCAATACTCTGTTGGCTCCGGCCCTAGCACAAGTGCTTTAATCTGATCTACCCTATCAGTAATAGGCTCTTGTAGTTTAGGTGTTACGTTGTTCACAAGGTCATACTTAAGGAAAGTAAGATGGCCGTTTGCTTTATCCATTGCGAGCCAACCAGCTTCTGTCTTTCCACACGCGTGAGCATAGGCTTTAATCTGATCAATGTAACCGAACGGATCATCATGCACCAAGCTACCATTTTTAAACTTCTTAAAGCCAAAGCTACTGGCTGACTTTACATCAGTCACTACACCATCAATAGAGCAATCCATGTGGCCTACAATACCGTTGACCTTACACACCTTCTGCTCGTCTGTTACTGTATGTCCTGCCATGCGTGTCAAGAACAACAACATCTCTTCAATAACATGACCATACATAAACTTAACATACGTCTGTGGCTCTATCTCCTCTTTGTCTGTGCCATTGTAATGATTCCAAAGGTAGCGGTCAGTGCGGCCAATGTTAGACAGACGTAGCAGTCTATTATCCTCTCGCTTCTCCGCTCCAAACTCCTTTCGCATCAGGTCTTTTAAACCTTCTCCGAACCTGTTGATCTCTTCCTCTACGTTTACAGATGGGTCAGCGTCCTTGCTTTCCATCATAGCGTAGATGTCAGAGACTAAGTCTTCAACACGCTTCTTCATATTCTTCCTCCAACACACCGTCTATGATACGTTTAGCAATCTCTACAGTACACTTGAACCACTCATTCCTTTGTTCAAACAGATCTCCTAATCTTGCGTGTGTCTCTGCTTCTGTAGCTCTACGATCTTGTGTATCTACTACATAACCTAACTCATAATCTCTGTAGGGTGAAGATGTTTGATAGTTACCTGTCCTGTCCACTGCGTCTACAGCCATACCAACTTTGACCCAACCTTCCCAAGCAGGATTGGTAATGATGTACACCTGACCTTGTGGGCTGTCTTTAAAGTTTTCTAAGGAACTAAAGGCTGCATCCTCAAAACCTTTGTAGTTGCCTGCCTTATACAAAGGGTGTTTCTTAGAGACGTACTTGCCATTTACGTGCATCTGTTTTCCGTTCTCTGCTTTCTTAGTGAGAGGGTTATCCTTGTAGTACATAGGCTTTCCTGTCAACGGATTAATGCGTGTCTGCCCAAGTGTCTCCGACTTTGTAGTCTCCTGCGAGAGGGCAGTTGAGTTTGTAAAAAAGTCCTGCTGCTTCGACACAGCTTGTAGCAAGTCTTCCAAATTGTTCTGCTTGATCTTCTCTGACTTCGGTTTGTATTTCATCATGTATGTTTCCTATTATGTGATATTTTATACCGTATATTGTAGCATATTCGTCAAGTAAACACAAGGCTTTCTTCATAATAATTGCCCCTGCTGACTGGAGTAAACTGTTTAACGCCGCATGGCTTGATCGTATAGCGACCCTTCTTCTATCCAAGCCAAGAATATAGCCTCTTCCAGATGCCACTCCAACTCGTTCTCGTAGTCTTCCAAGAGCTGGCGTATTTGCAAGGAACTTTTCCTTAAGTCGTTTACCATCTTTTGCAGTTCCCCCAGTGATACTTCCGACCTTCGCGTCCCCTGCTCCATAAAGGAAAGCGTATATGAAAGTCTTTGCTTGGTCTCTAGTTTCAAGGCCCGCAGCCAACTGGTTTGCCGTGTGAATATCTCCGTTGAGTATTTCATTAGTGTAGCCCTCATCGTTCATGTAATGAGCCAACATTCGTAGCTCTAACCCACTTGCATCCATACCTACCAGCTTATAACCCTTTGGTACAGTCCAGACATCTCTACATTCACGGCCATAAGGCGAGTAGACTGCCGGTACTTGTCCCATGTTTGGGCTTGAGTGTGTCATGCGTCCTGTCACAGCGCCATTAGCGTTTACGTAGCCATGTACTCTACCGTCATCCTTAACTGCGTCTAACCAGCTCTGCACCTGTGCGATACGCTTCTGTATCATTAGGTACTCGCCAATCAACGCTGCTTCCGGTATGTTCTCTACCTTGCGTAGCACTGCCTCATCTACAATGGGCTGTCCTTTCTCAGTAAAGCTCTCCGGTTTCCATCCATAATATTGTAGATGTTTACCTATCTGTTGTCTTGAACCCAAGTTAAACACCGGAAAGTCAATGCGACTAAACTCGCCACCAACTGTTTCCCAACTGTCTCCTAAGAACTTCAGCCCCACTACTGACATAGTGCCGTCCTTCTTAATCTTAGGTGATACTTCTTTTAAAAAAGTAGGTAAAGGTTTAAAGACTTCGTGAACCTTATCCTCTAATTCAAACTTCTTTTCTTTAAGCTCTGCGAGTAAGATAAAAGATTTCTCTTGGTCTAAGAGCCAGCCACGTTTAATTTGTCTTGCAATAATCTCTTGTGTTTGATGCTCAAGTACAAGGCATTCGCTTCCAAAACCAGTAAGTTCGTTGAGCAGTGCCGTGTACACACGTTCATTAACTCTAACGTCCTGCTTACAATACTCCACCATACTTTCTGTATATACAGTCCAATCATTATGTTCTCCTTTGGGACAGCCTAACTTTGCGCCCCAGCTCTCTAAAGAATGTCCACCGTCCCTTGATGGGTTGGATAGTCTGGACATAACAAGTGTGTCAGTTAGTTTATGACCTGCAAAGGATATTCCCCACAGCTTCTCTAACACAGGTACATCATAAGCCAAGATGTTATGACCTATCAACTCCCGTGGCTTCATAGGAGCGTCTATGTCAAACGTCCCGTTGAGGCGACAGATAAGAGAGTGTCTGTCCTTACATACATGGGTGTTTCCCCTAGCAATGTCATACAACACAACACACCATATCTTCGTGGGGTCTAAACCATTTGTCTCTATGTCAAAAACAAACTTACGCATTTAAAACTCCGCTTTATCATCCGAAACTGGACAGCTAGTTTCTAACATCCTTCCTGATTCGTTATCATAATAAAGATAGCAAGCTGGCCCCGTTAATCCCGCGAACCTATTCTTTAGCACTCGTACAGTAGTGGTGTTACGTATGGTCGCGTCCTTGTGCTGCTGGTCACGCTCTAAACCAATCACCATGTCGCTTAGCTGTGCGATAGCTGCGCTACCTCGTAACTCTCCGAGACTAATCTTACCGCCATCCTCGTGCGCCTTCTGACCTGATGGTCGGCGTAGGTGTGACACTAAGAACAATCCAACTCCCGTCTCCTGAACTATCTTACGAAGATTAGTCATAATACTGTCAATAGCCTTACGCTCGTCTCCGTTGGACTGATCACTGACTACAATACTGAGGTGATCCAAGATAATCCACTTGCAGTCCAGACCCTTGGCCATGTAGCGTATGCGTCCTAACAGGTCGTCCTCACTGGTACTGCCGAAGTGATCCAGCAACTGCAAACGACCTAACCCGAACGTCTGCTCCCAGTAACCACGCTCTTCCTCTGGTGTAACCTTTGCGCGTACCTCTGGTATGTGCAGCAGCTTGTTAGCTTCAATGGACATAATACCTAACGTAGTCTTAGGGATGTCTTCCTCTAGTGCTAGGATGCCAATGTTATCTTCCGTGTTCTTCAACAAGTAATGCTCAAGCTCTCGCATGATCTGACTCTTTCCCATTCCTGAGCCTGACGTAATAGTTACCAACTCTCTCGGTCTGAATCCATACGTGTAAGCATTTAAACAGTCCCAAGGGTAAGGTATAGACTTAATATCTTTCTGCTCTTGTAACATATCCCAAGTGTCTAACCCTGAAACAATCCCGTCCGGTCTGAAAGCCTTCGCATTCCACCACTCCCTTACAAAATCTGCGACCTTCCTAGCCTTAAGCATTTCTCCCGCATCCTTCATGGGCAACGTAACATTCTTAGCTTTGTTTGGGGTGAATAAATTAAGCACTGCCTTGGCTGCTTCTGTTCCTGCTTTATCATTATCGAAACAGATGACCACGTTTTCAAAGGTCTCTAGCCATTCTAGGTTTGCTTTAATATCTTTGGCTGCTCCTGCTGCGCCTGATCTAATACTGACTGCTGGCCACTTGCCATCGAACATCTCGTTGACAGCCATTGCGTCTGCCTCGCCTTCTGTAACCGTGATGTACTTGCCGCCTGACTTAAACGCCTTCTGGCCGAAGAGACCTGCATTACTGAATTCTCCTGTTGCATAGAAGGATTTACTTTCTACAATCCGTACCTTAGTTCCTGTCGCATCGCCTGTGTCTTTATCATAGTAAGGGTAGTGGTGTTTAGATATTGTACCGTCAGCACCATACTCTACTGTGACACCGTATCGTTTAGCTGTCTCTTGATTGATACGTCTATCTGTGATTGCTGCTACTACACCTGTCATCTCTAGTGACCTCGCTGGTCGTGTGTGAATCTTTGTAACTGTGCCATCGCCTCTTTCGTAGTGTGAACAGCCGCCTGAGAAACAGACGGCGTGTCCATCAGAGTACCTAGCCAAGTTGTCAGATGAACCACACGCAGGGCATGGTTCATGTTGAACAAAGGTGGACTCTGTTTCCATTAAAAGTCCTCGCCGTCTTCAGCTTCAGCAACTTCCAAGACCTTGATCTTGTTTAAGTATGTCGCTGTTCCGTGTACTGGGTGTGGGTTACCTTGAGTCCATAACAAACGAACTGTAGAACCTCGCCCAATGCGACCAGCAAAAGGTTGACCCTCTGCGTCCATAACTGGTACATCATACTTAGTGCTAAACTTACGTTGTGGAGTACCCTCATAATCCCGTAGCTTAATGCCACTAGCAGCTAACTTTTCTGCTGTTGGTTCGTCCAAGCTAATGACAACAGAATACTTGTTAGTGGATTGACCCTGATAGATCTCGTGGGTGTCTAGGTTTTCAAATGCAATCTTACCTTCTATTACTGCCATGACAATTACCTTTTAGGTTGGTTTTTGGATACTTTAATAACTTTATGTTTTAACTTTAATGATTAATCTAAACTTTTCCCTTAACTACAAGAGTATTATATCAAGACTCTATAAGTGTGTCAAGCTGTTTTAACGTTAGACCTGAATAAATACCTTCCATCTCCTCTCCGTTCTCTGTTATTGCATCATTAGAGTGTGACTTGCAGACATTGCACAAGTCTAAGTGCAATCCTGTCATCCTGTCAATCCTTTTTAATTCCCATTCATTCATTATTGTGTCGCACGCTTTACATCTGCTCATTACTGAATACCTTTTTATGTTCATGGATTACTAGGTCAATCGTCTGGGCATGATAGTAAGCCCGCACGCTGTCCTCTACTCTTTGTTTTGCTTCGTCCAGTGTCATCGTGTACATCTCATGGTCAACTAACTCTTGAATCATGTAAGGCACTGCGTCTTCCATTGGTTTGTAATCGTAACCAATCCACTCTTTAATCTTACTCACTATTCTTACTCCTCATCTTCGAATGTATAAGGTAAACCATAACTGATAATAATGCAAGGGAATAGTATAATCATGCCCTCGAAAGGCAAAGCTTCCATATCCCCTGTAATGCCATTTTGAATCCATACTGGCCTAGATTGACACCATTCAATATCGATTCCAGTACCTGTACGCCATTCTACTGATAAAAACTTACCCCATAACATCATGCTCATGCTTTACCCCCTTGTTTATGTATTAGACCAGCCCTAAGACCTTTGTCGTAGCTTGTAAGGGCTTCCGGTGCCTCTCCTGACCCTACCCCAAAGCCTCTGAGGTAATCGCCGTCAGAATCGCTTAAATGGGCACTCTGGTCAACCCTCTCTTTTACGAACACACCGTCCACCATTTTACCTTTGCGGTCTTTTATGTCCTCATAGGCATGGCTGAGACAATCAAACAGGCTCAACCCGTTACGCTCTGCGATGTTTATCAGTACCACCATACAGTCGCCTATGTCGTCAATCACTGGCTGTGACAGTAGTATGTTGGTCTCTAGCTCTTTGACCTCTTCGACTAGCTT